GCATCCCGCCCCACCTGCTCAAGCGCGTCACGCAGACTTGCCTGCGTTACCAAGGCTACAGCCCCGCCCACATCGCCGACCGCTGCCGCTGGAGCGGCGAGCCTCGCATCAAAGCCCCCGCCATCCGAGCCCTCCTTGACAAGCTCTCCCATAATTAAATGTAGATGCCAGATGATCAGACCATAGTCGAAGGCGATGCCGGATTCCTCGGCATGGCCTCCCGCTTGAACCCGCTGCAATTGCAGCCGGGGATGGTCCAGTATTGCGAAAATATGCGCCTCGACCGTGGGGTGGCTCAAACTCGCAAAGGAGCCAAACGCCTGGGCGACGAAATTTCTTCGGGAGCGCAACCGCTCACTCTCCCGTTCGTTCTTGCCGCGGCGCCGAACGAGCCCGTCATCCGCTCGTCCTACAGCGGCGGCATCTTGGCTTCGGGAGTTTTCTCCTCTCCAAATTATTTCGACTCGAACGAATACATTGTCCTCTGCGGGCCGACCTCGGCGTTTCTTTACCGGCAGAATGTTTCCTCGATTGAGGAGGTGAGTTTCACCGCGCCTGGTTCAGCCTCCGAAGAAATCTTAGAGCAGACGGACCAGGCAACCTGCATTCAGGCTTTCAATCGATTTTACCTGCTTCGTGAGGCCGACACCTCGTTGCCGGGGTGGGGATGGAAATACACTGCGGCCAGCGGCATCGGTATTTCTGGCACCACAGCCACCGTTCATTGCACGGGCCATGGCTACTCCGCTGGCATGCGGGTTCGCATCGAGGAGGGAGATGGCGCGGCATTTGCGGGCCATGAGTTTGATGTTGCCAATCCGGTTACGAGCAATTCCTTTTCAATAATAGTTCCGCTGGACACTCCGTCCATTCCTTATGCCGCGATCCGCCGGGTGAAGCCGCCGCTGTGGTGGGATGGCTCGACGACCCATTTTCAAAAAGCGCAGGCAGGGATTCCAGAAGAGGAAGCCAGCTTCAAGCGGATGCGCTCTGTAGGGTGGGCGGCTTACATTAATAACCGCCTGTGGATCCCTGATGGCCGCGACACCGTGGGGATTTCGGATGTCTTGGACCCAGACCTCTACGACCCGTTTTTCCAATCATTCCGCGCTAACCAGGGAAGTAACGACTACCTGGTGGCGATTCATCCGTGGGTGGAGGGGCAGGCGCTCATCTTCATGCGCAACTCGATCTGGCTTGCGGTCCTTTCGGATGAAAGCAATGCCACGGGCAACGAGTTCACGGTAGATGAAGCTGTGTCGCGGGTCACCCTCTTGACGGACGAAATCGGCTGCGTGGCTCGAAAGACTATTGTCACCGCTGGACAATTTGTTTTTTTCCTCAGCGATTCGGGAGTTTACCGCCTCGATACCCAGCTTGACCTCAAGCTCCGGGCTAACACGCAACCGCTTTCCGACACTATCTCGGATCAGCTCGAGGAAATCAATAAAGCGCAAGCGCACAAGGCGGCGGCAAAATGGTGGGCAAACCGCTACTATCTCGCCGTTCCCATCGGCGACTCCGCGATCAACAACAACGCCATTTTTATTTGGAACGCGCTCAACCAACAATGGGAGAGCAAAGACCTCTACTCGGTGGCGCTGGATGAGCTGATCGTCGCAGACTACAACAGCCAGCGCCGCCTGCACACGGCGGCTCGCAGTGGCACCCTTTTCCTTCTTGACGAACTCGATTACGGCGACGAGGTGCCCTATGCAAATGCACAGGGGCAATACACTCCTGTTCCCGGCCTGCTGACCTCGCGGAGTTATTCTTTTGGCTCATTAAATTCCAAAAGGCTTACCCGCTCCAAAGCCTCTGTGGTGCTGCCGCCAGACTCCTCCTGCGACCTTCACGCTTTCACGACCGACTACGACGCGGAATTTCAAATCGCTGAACTGACCAACACCACCGAGGAGGATGAAGACTACACGCTCAAAGCCCCGCTGCGCTGCAAAGCTGTAGCGATAGACCTAGAGTTTCGCACATCAAATGGCCGCCCGACCCTGCGGCAAATTACTGCTGAGGCCACTCGCTCGGCCTCTGACCCAACCCTCACCCGCACCCTCAACTAAACTATGGCTACCGTCACCAAAGGAAAAACATTCATCAACGGCGATCTCGTCACGCCCGCCGCCCTGCATCAGTTGGTCGATTCCGCCAGCGTCACGAATATAGCCAACGCCGACATTGCAAGCGGTGCGGCCATCGCCGACACGAAGCTCGCAACCATCGCCACCGCAGGCAAAGTATCCAACTCTGCCACCACGGCGACGCCGCTTTGGCAAAACAATGCCATCGTCGCTCGTGATGCTAGTGGCAATTTTGTAGCGAATACCATTTCCGCAAATCTGAGCGGAACAGCTACCAATGTTTCCGGCACGGTGGCTGTAACTAATGGCGGCACAGGCGGCACAACGGCAGCAGCAGCCCGCACGGGTCTTGGCTTAGGCAATTCCGCCACGCTCAATACTGGCACCGCCTCCGGCACGGTAGCTGCTGGAGATCACACGCACCCCCAGCTCCACGACCGCTCCCACGCCATCACCTCGACCAGCGACCACACCGCAGGAAATTGGAAAGTGTTTCACTCTAACGGCGCTGGCCAAGTTGTCGAATTGTCCCTCGGCACAGCAGGCCAGGTGCTGACCGCAAACGGCACCGCCGCCGCACCAAATTGGCAAACCCTCTCTGCCACCACCACCAATGCCAACAACCTCACCGGCGGCAGCGCGGGCACCATTCCCTACCAATCCGCCGCAGGCACCACCGCCATGCTCTCCGCAGGCACATCGGGCCAAGTGCTCCGATCCAATGGAGCCGCTGCCCCGTCTTGGGACAGCTTTGGCACCTCGGGGAATACGGCAAACGAGGTTGTTCAACGAGACGGATTTGGAAATTTCTCTGCTGGAACTATCACGGCCAACCTTACAGGCACGGCAAGTGGCAACGCCCCGACAAGCCACACGCACGACGACCGCTATTACACAGAGACAGAGACAAACACTTTGCTGGCTGGCAAACAAGCGGCAGGAAGCTATGCGCCTGCCAGTGGCATCGCGCCGAGTGCCATTACAGGCACCGCAGTTATCACGACAGACGCCCGCCTCTCGGATGCCAGGTCTCCGCTCTCGCATAGTCACGGGAACATAAGCAACACTGGAGCGATTGGTTCGACACCTAGTTTGCCGATCATCACCGGGGCCAGCGGAGTGCTTCAAGCTGGTTCTTTTGGAACCGCCGCAGGCACCTACTGCCAAGGCAACGACTCCCGCCTCTCAGACGCCCGCCCTCCGACTGACAACTCTGTAACCGCCGTCAAGCTCGCTAATGATGCCGTGACTACCGCCAAGCTCGCTAATGATTCTGTCACAGCAGAAAAGCTAAATGGAAGCCAGTCTGGTTCTGCTCCAATTTTTGGCTGCCGCGCTTGGGTTAATTTCAACGGCGCAACAGCGGCAGATATTGGTGGAACATATAACAGAACGGGCACAATTCTCACCGTTGATACGACCGTCGATCATGGTTTTTTGGTTGGGCACATTGTATATTTGGATTTTACAAGTGGAGGGGCAACAGACGGATCTTTTGTTGTCGCAAGCGTTCCGACGGACACAAAATTTACCGTTGTGCATGGCACGGCTGGAACCACCAACGGAAATGTTACCTTGCCAAGAAGGACAATTCGAGGCCAAGGAAACATCGCCAGCGTTTCCTATATCGGTGTTGGAATTTACTCTGTAAATTTCTCCACGGCAATGCCAAGTGCAAACTACGTTTTAGGCACTTTTGCAACATACCCTTCCGCCGCTGGAGATGTCTCGCAAGCAATCGTTTCCAATGACGCAAATTTCACTCCAACTGCTGTATCTTGCCAAGTGCGGGCGGCAAATTCTGTTTCTGGAGCCGAGATAAATTCCCCGCATGTTCACATTTTATTCATCGGATGACCCCCTTCGACAAAGACATCCCCAACTACTCCTCTAGCACTAATTATGGCTAAGAAAAAATCCAAACAAGCGCCTCCGCCTCCGCAGCAACGAAACCTTGCAGACGAAATGGCGCAGATTTCCGCAGCCGCCCAAGCCAATGCCCAAGCACAGGCCGATGCCACGGTGCAAACCGCAGGTCGTCTGGCCAACCAGGCAATCAAGAGCACCGACAAAATAGCCAAAAAGCTCGATAACGAATACACCGCCGCCGCCAACCAAAACCTCCGCGATGCCGGAACATCCTCCGCCCAGCTCGGCCAAAGCTCTGACCAAATTGGGCAAGTCGCCAACCGCGTAGCAACCTACAACGATCCGGCTCAAAGACGGATAAATGAAATAGCACTTGGTCAACCTTACCAAGCCGACCAGCTTTCTTCCCAATCCGTCGCCGCCGACCAAGCGCGAGGTGCCCGCGTAGATAATGTCGACCGCATGCAAGCAGCGCAAGCAAGTCCGGCATCCATGGTGCAAGGGCCACAAGGCTACAGCCCCGCCGAGATTCGCGCTCAACAAATCAATGCCTCGCAAGCCGGACCCGTAGCAAATGTGCAAGGGGCAACCACGGCTCCCATAGAGCGAGTCGGAGGCCAGAGAGTGGAAGCCATCGGCCCCATGCAGTCCGCCAGAGTCAACCGCGTCGCCGATGTTGGTTCGCAAAACATCGGAGCTTCCGCCGCCGAAAACGCTCTCATGTCCGAAGCCCAAGGCTATGGTTTGCTCGGCCAGCTAGAAGCGCAGGCCCGCAATGATCTCTCTCTAGGCCGTTCTCTTTCCGCAGAGCAAAGCCGCGACGCCATCCAATCCGCCCGCTCGGGCATGGCCGCCCGAGGCATGGCCACCGGCAATTCCGCCCTCGCCGCCGAACTCCTCAACCGCGACCGCTTCGCTACTGCTAGGGAAAACGAACGCCGCACCTTTGCTGTCAATGTCCTAAACCAAGGCACAGGCATCCGCCAAGCCGCCAACCAAGCCTACATAGGGCGGCAGGACGCCAACGCCGGGCGGTCGCTCCAAGCAGGGCTTGCCAACCAATCCGTCGCCGCCAACCGCGCCAACCAAAACGCCCAGTTTGCACAGCAAGCATTTTTGACCAACAACCAAAACGCGCAACAGCGAGTCCTTGCCGATGCCGGATACGCCCAGCAAGCAGGCTTGAGCAATCAAGATTTTTCATTTCGATCAGCCTCCCAAGATGCGTCGTTGGCCCAGCAGGCCGCGCTTGCGAACCAATCCACGCAACTTTCTTTAGGTCAAAATAATGCTCAATTATTGCAGCAAGCCGCCCTTGCCAACCAATCCGCAGGACTCCAAGCCGGTCAGGTTAACCAAAACGCCTATGCCCGCGCCAACGAGTTCCAGCAACAAGGCGGACTCCAAGCCTCGCTCGCCAACCAAGCCACCGCCCTCCAGCTCGGCCTGACCAACGCCCAGCTCCGGCAACAAGGCTACCTCACCGACAACTCCAACGCGCAGCAGGCCGCCATGGCCGATGCTGGCTACGCCCAGCAAGCCAACCTCGCCAACCAAGACGCCAACCTCCGCGCCGCCCAATACAACAGCAGCCAAAACCTCGCAGCCCAGCAGGCCAACCAATCGGCCAACTACAACGCGAACTACGCGAACCAAAATTTCCTGCAAGGCGTAGCCAGCCAGAACTTCAACCAATTTTCGGGCCAGCAAAGCATGCTCGGCTCCCTCTACGGCCAGCAAGCAGGCATCGCCCAAAACCAATACGCCAACAATCTCGGCCTCGCCCAAGCCAATGTCGCCCTCGATCCCTACCAACGCGCCCTCGGATCTAACATCCCAATAGCTTCCCAAGGCAACGCCGCTTCGATGATCGGCCAAGCCTACGGCAACACCATGAACTACGGCTCCGACCTCTTCAACACGAACACCAACATGCAGGCGTCGATCTACAACAGCTTCCAAAACAACCAAGCCTCGTTGCAAGGAGCCCGCTTGCAAGCCGGTGCGACCGCAGGCGCTTCCCAAAACTCCATGATGGGTTCCGGCATGGCCGCTGGCGGCATGGTCCTCGGCATGACCGCTCTCGCTATTTAATGAACCAACACCTGCAAAACCTCGTCGATGAAACCCTGACCCGTGCCGAGTATTGGCTGCGGGAATTTCGCAATCCCGTCGTCCTCTGGAGCGGAGGCAAGGACAGCACCGCCATGCTGCACCTCCTCATCTTCAAGCTCGGCGTGCGGCTCCCCTGCGTGCAGTGGCG